GATAATATTGGCTGTAATAGGTGGTGTTTTATTGGTTACCGCATTAGGTTATGCATTTTATTATGCATTTAAAAAAAAAATTCCTCAGGGCCAATCAGCTACATCAACGGGATAATTTAAATTTAAATAATTAATTTAAATTATTTTGCATCTTCTGCATTATGATTGTCACCTAATACAGGTTTATACGATGGGTCGGAATAATCGCCTGAAACTACAGGTAACATTTTACTTATAATTTCTTCTTCTACAGTTATAGGGAATTGATTCATACTATTAAGATGTCCGGATTTTTTATATTCAGTAGGTAAATATCTTCTTTCGAACTCAGTCCCAGTTTTTTCTCCAGATCTTTTAATTAAAACAAATCCAGCAATAATTGCGATTACACCTACTAAAGGATTCATTCCCAATAAAGATAACACTCCTAATGCTACGACAACTTTACCGAGAGGATTATCGATCATATCAGCAAATACTTCTGGTATTGGTACATCAAAAACTATAAACATACTTAATAATATACTTAAAACCAAAGTGTGCTTATCTTTAACTAGTGACTTTAAAAACTTTTCCATATATCATATTATTATATTTTTTATTATCTCTAAAATTGAAAAAAAACTATCTAAATAAACATAAGACATAAATAGTTAATGGAAGATGAAATTGCAACATATATAGGTCAAAAAGGTTATACCATAAAAAAAGATAATATTAGTATTCAAGAACAACAGTTAATAAGAAAGGATTTAAATGTTAAGCCATTTGTTCCTAAAAGTTCATTAATTAAACCTCAACCATTTCCTGTTTACAGGGAATCGCGAAAAAAATTATATGTTCCACGATTTTATGGTATAGAAACTTATGGAGAACCAGATGCTTCAATAATAAGCGAAGGTAAAAATATTGATTTAAAATTTAATGGAAGTTTGCGTCCCGCACAACAACCCATTGCAGATAAGTTTATGGAACACATAAAAAAAAAAGGGTGTGGTTTATTAGCTTTACACACAGGATTTGGAAAAACGTGTATTGGTTTATATATTTTGTCTTTGTTAAAAAAGAAAACTCTAATTATCGTACACAAAGAATTTCTTTTGCGTCAGTGGATAGAAAGAATTGGGCAATTTTTACCAGATGCTCGTGTAGGAAAAATACAAGCAAAAACAATTGATGTAGAAGATAAAGATATTGTTATTTGTATGTTACAAAGTTTAAGTATGAAAGATTATCCAAAAGGATTATTTGATGAATTTGGATTTTCAATATTTGACGAGGTTCATCATATTTCCGCAGAAGTTTTCAGTAGAACTTTATTTAAAATAGTAACAAAATATTCACTTGGTTTATCAGCAACAATGCAAAGAAAAGATGGACTAACAAAAGTAATAAAATGGTTTTTAGGAGATATTGTTTGTAAAAAAGAAAGAAAAGGAGAAGATAATGTATTAGTGAAAGCAATTAATTATAATATTGAAGATGAAGACTTTAATAAAATAGAAACAGATTTCAGAGGTCAAATAAAATATACAACTATGATAAAAAAACTTTGTGAATTCAATAGGAGAACTGAATTTATATTGAAAGTATTAGAAGATACATTAAATGAAAATAGTAACCAACAAATAATGATTTTAGGTCACCAAAAGAAACTATTGGCTTACATACATGATGCTATTAAACATAGAACAATAGCAACAGTTGGTTATTATATTGGTGGAATGAAAGAAAAAGATTTAAAAATTAGCGAAGGAAAAAAAGTGATTATTGCAACTTATGCAATGGCAGAAGAAGGGTTAGATATTAAATCTTTAACAACATTAATAATGGCTACTCCAAAAGTAGATGTTACACAGTCAATTGGGAGAATTTTAAGAAAAAAACATGAACAAGCATTAGTTATAGATATTGTTGATTCACATTGTTTATTTCAAAGACATTTTAAGAAAAGAAAAACATTTTATAGAAAACAGAAATTTAAACTAATATATACTGATTTAGAAGGTTATCAAAAGAACGAATGGGAAATAATTTATGACCCAAAAAAAAATATTAAAAAGGTATTGAAAAATAGTAAAAACAATAAAAAAGTAAATAAAAAAATAGTTGTTAAAACTCAAAAGGCAAAGAAAGATAAATTATTACAAGGTGTTTGTTTAATTGACGATGATGATTATTAAAAGAAAAAATTAATATAAAAATAAAATAAATATTAAAAATATATGTTAAGGCATTTACAATTAGAAGATTACAATAAAGGTTATATAGAATTATTGAGTCAATTATCAGAAATAGGAAACATTACTTATGAAGAATTTAAATTTTTTTATGAAAAATTAAATGAAGACCATTTAATTTTAGTTATTGAAAAGGATGATAAAATAGTATCAACAGGTACTTTACTAATTGAAAATAAATTAATACATAATTGTGGAAAGGTTGGACATATAGAAGATATAGTAACAGATAAAGATTATAGAGGACAGAAATTAGCTCCACAACTTATATTTTTTTTAAAAAAGTTAGCAAAACAAAATAATTGTTATAAAGTTATATTAAATTGTAAATATGAATATAAGTTATTTTATGAAAGAATCGCAATGAAGGAAAAAGGCCTATGTATGGCTGAATATTTAAAATAAATATAGTAATTTTTTTTACAATATTTATTTACAGTTTTGGTATCTTGAAAAACTTCCGGGTCCTGTAGACCACGGACTTGAGCTAGGATTGGGCATAGAATATCCAGCTGAACTAGGAATATTACTTCCATATTGTTGGTATCTTCCGCCTTTTTGACGTCTAGAACGTCGTTTATTTCTACGGGTTTTTCTTCTACCTCCTTTAATTGTTCCTGCGCAACCACAAGAACCTCCTCTTTGTCTTTTACGTCTAGATTTTCTACGGGGTTTTCTTCTACCTCCCCTTTGTCTTTTGCGTCTAGATTTTCTACTTTTATTTTTTCTGCGCGATTTTCTACTTTTATTTTTTCTGCGCGATTTTCTACGACGTCTTTTTCCACCGCACTGATTAATTTTCATATTAGGACTAATTGGAGCATAACTTCCTCTTAAATTATTTGCTAAAGTTGACCCTTCTTTTGTAAAACCATAACTAGATGCGTTTTCAAAATTTGCCGCACCTCCTTTTTGACCTGAACAATGAGAATACTTGGATGTAAATGGTCTAGAATTTCCAGCTACTGTACTTGATGCTAAAGATTGCATAGTAGATCCATATCCAGTTGCGCCTCCGGATTGTTTTTTAAAATTAGCCTGTGTAGTACTATTTACATTTGGTTGTATAAATTGATTATTGTCATTATTTACATAAGCTGAAACCATATATATATATTATTGTTATTATTTTTTTTTATAAATATTTATTTCTCGTTTATCACATATTTCTTGTGTACTTATTGATATAGGTTTCCATGCTCTAAATTTTTTAATATATTCACACTTAATATTTATTTCTTTATTTAAATCTACGTATTTATCTAATGAAATATTTTCAAATTCTTCTTCATCATCACTTTCTTCTAACGCATCTAAATTGTAATTTTCCTTAATTTGTCTAAATATTTTATTCATAAATACACTAGTTTTATAATCAGAGATATTTGCAAAATCAAATTTTTCTATACATCCATTTGATTTATAATATAAATTATAAATATCATCGATAATTGTCGCCTTAATTCTAAAAACCTTATAAATTGTTTTTTGAATATTTATTTTCATATTTAAGAAAGGTTTGTTTTTATATAAAGTTCTTAGTTGTATACAGTATAAATCATAAGGTAAATTTCCAGCAATTTTTATTATGTCATTATAGCTATTAGTTATGTTTGGGCATCCAAAAATAATAGCATTTTTAACATAAGACTTTTGTTTTATATTATATTTCATTAAACTACACATTTCATTTAATTTTGCGAATTGATTTTTATAAACCAAAGAGTTTCCTTTAAAATAAAACATATCTTCTATATTAAAAAATTTTTGTTTATTTACATAAAAAATGGTACCATATAAAATTGTACCAATTCCAGAACAAAGTTTATAGTCAAATGCACACATATTAATATTTATATCTACAATTGAATTTTGTCTACGATCAATTTCTAAAACTAAACAATAATTATTATTTTTAAATCGGGTAAACCAAGCAAAATATTTTTTACCTTTTGGTATAGTTAAGTAAATATCTGCGGGAACCTTTTTATGCAAAAATTTTTCATAAGAAAGTTCAATTTTTGGAAAATTATTTAAAATATTGTTCTTTTCAAAATTCTTGAGTCTCATTTACTTTATTTATAAAGACTTTCTTTTATATTGATTTTAATATTAATATGATGTAAATTGCTGTGATGAATTAAATACATTTTCTGTACTAGGTGTATCACTTTTCCCTTTAGTTAATTTTTTTAAATAATTTTTAAGTTCTCCTTTCATATTTTTCTTATCAATTTTTGCTGGAATTTCTTGTTGTATAGAATTATATATTTTTCTATATTGTTCTATAGGTTTTTTTACTAAATCTTTTGTCTTAGGAACTGTTAAATTAGTTTTGAAATATAGATAAGTATAGTGAATACTCATTATTAATATTATTGAAATAATTATATTTTGTATTATCCAAAAAAACATACTTTCAGTGTATATATATTATTTACACATTTAACGAATTCAAAAATAAACATAAATCATTTTTAAAAAATAAATTTTCTTCTCCAATATCTTTACTAGAAAGAAAATAAAGGTCCTTTATTCTATTATTTATTAGTTCTAATACTAAGAAATGTTCACTTCTCTCCTGTAAAGAATATTTAATTTTCGTGATTTCTATAGTTTCATTTTCAAAAGGAATATAACTAACAATACCTATTTTTTTTTCATATATATTTTCTTCTATAAGTGTAAATTTTTTATAGAAATTTTGTATAATATTTGATTTTTTAGATATAATTTTAAATTGCACAATATCATCATCTATTATTTTATATAAACCGTTGGTTGTTAAAATTTGTCCTTCTATAGTTTTTGTTGTAAAATATTTTTCATTTAAATTATTAATAAGATTTGGTATGTTTCTAACTTCGCTTAAATATATTTCTGGTATATAAAATTTATTCATATAAATATTATATTATAATTGAAACTATTTAAACCGATTATCTAAATTCATTGTATAAATGGTAAAAGTAATTTTGGTCAATAAAAATGGTGATTTAAAAGAAAGTACAATTAATAATTTTTCTGTTGAAAATTTATTTAAAAAGTGTAATTTAAAAAAAAAAGATAATTTTGAAAAAA